GTTGAGAATAAGTACCCCCCTCTTGTTTGGAATCAAGAGAACCTGTCGCCCACTTTTAGCAGAAATGATACTTCTGGAGACCAATTCTGGCCTCTCGAACTAGTTATCTGCTGAGTGTGATTAAGCGCGGAAGGCCTCAGGATCACTGTTTCTTGGGTGTTACTAATTATGTACACCCACAACCGGTACTGGTATTTCACCCAGCCGTTAATTGTGGTTTACCATAGTTTTCGTCATCGAAGTGCCCGATCCCCCAAGCCAATACGCGTAATTACAATTTTACAGACAATGTCGTAGGGGTCACTCCATAGGGGTGCCTCCTTCGGTAACGTCTTTCTAATTGTGGGTTATCTGTATTTATATGAGTTCTCGTACGTGGTAGCCATATCCTTAAGTGAACCAATAACTGGTGCACTTTCATGGATATATTTACCATGTACGTCCTTAGGAGTAATATTTAGCCTTTGAGATCATTTATCAACCTCATCAAACCACTCTAGAGCTTGCTCTACAGTGATTGGTGGAATGAAATCTGATCCCCGATTATCATAGTTGGAGATCATATTTCAGTTGATAGTGTCTCTAAGATTAATAAGCTCTTTAGGTGCAGACATTGTCCGTAATTCGGACCACTGCATCGCTCATGTATCATACAGACCCTCTAAGACAGGAAGGCCTAGAACAACTGCTTCCGAGAATATTTCTATTCTTGAGATGCAGTCTCGATAATCCTGTGGTAAGTCTCACTCTGGAACCATATACGGTTCGGGAGCTGAGACTGAAGGAATAAAGTTTGCTTTTGTTGGGGGCAGTGTGTAACACGGCCCGCAATAAAACTCATTGGCTTGAGCCTTAACTAAGTTAGGGAAAGCCTTGACGAGTCTAATAGAATTATTAGATGCTCGTTCCAATATTCCATCAACCATAAGATTAATGATGTCCCAGTGTTCAAAGTAATAGTCTCTGACAAATTCTTTGGACCATGGGTACTGTTCTAGTCCGCCACTCCGTAATATGCAGAATGCTGCATTTAGCGACGCCGCGAGAGGGAGGCCAACTGCCTCGCCGCTCGGATTGAATCCTTTTTTAGGATCAATTAATGCGTGCGCTAACACTCTGAGCTGTAATTTTCCTTGTTGGAGAAATACACCCAGAAGTGACAGTATTCCTAAAGCATAGGCTTTTTGGATTGAAACCCGATTCGTTCGGGCCTTTCCAATAGCCGTAGCTTTAGAGAAAGCATTTCGTGAGAGAGTTATTGCGAGCAAGGCTGGAGAAGTAATAAGACCGAGATTGTTTCATGCTAATGCATTAGCAACTCGCCCTGCTACTTTCCAACTAGCAAGGACTTGTGCGATGGAAATACCAGAAACGATATTTTCACCCCAACAAGTTCTTTTAGCAAACTCAAACACCGGTCGGTTTTTGGAAATAATAGACTTAGTCATATTAATTTCACAACCGAGCAATGCCATGATTCTGAGATACTCGTCCGCGACAAGCGGATCGAATATAACAATATCATCACCTAGTATTTCATAATTGTCATACCAGGTGTTCTCTGTATTAGGATATACATTGTGCGCGGCAATCTGCATCACGAAATGATGCGTAATCGCCAACCCGGCCCAAGAGGATAATCCACCCATGGGTTGCCCTACCGAATAATAGTAAGGTCCCTCAGAGACCCCTAGCTTCTTAGCCACTTGTGGGTTAAAAGCGAAGGGTCGATCAACCATGATAGAGTACCAGCAATGACCAAGCCCAGGTCTATTAAAGAAACATTCGATAATAGCCGCGGTAAGTCACGCAGGAAGTCTATCAGTGGCTGCTGAGAGATCAAAACTATATGCGCACTTGGCTTTTATGGCTTTGGCCTGTGATCTCTTAATTGACGCTTCTTGATCGAAAGTTCCATCATTTGGAATTTTTCGAAGAAGTGCAAATAACGCCTCATGAAGAGGCGAAAGAGTGGATTGTGACACTGCATCCATTAAGGCGAAGAGCCGGATTTTTCCGGCTGCTTCCTCTTTGGTTGCAAATTGTGACAGTCCGTCACCAGGACCAAGACCATGCATCCGTATAGAGGTCTTTGTCGTTAAGTGGTCGTGTTGTGAAAACACGAGGCCTGAC